ATCTGAAGATTTCAATTCCCGTTCAATGACCTGCCAAAACTCCTCCGTTTTAGAGTTTACATCATCATTGTTCAACCTTCTGGCATACGTTCTCTTAAACGTAATGTAGCCGATTTCGCCCCAAGGCACTTCAATATCCCTATAGTCCATATGATTAAGATTTAATTACGATTAAAAACCCGCCAATGGATATCATCAGCGGGTCATATAAATATGCTGAAAAAACAAATTTTTAATCAATCTTCGCCCAATAATTCTCTCATCCTATTTGCCCTTTCTTTTGGTGAAATGGATTTAAACCCAGATACAGATGTTGTACTGTTTGTGTCAATCATAAGCATCTCATTATCATACAAACAGTTTTCAAAAACAATACCATCTGGACCCAGTCTCGATTTTGTTATTGCCATTGTTGCCAGCTTATTTTCTTTCTGATAAAGACTCTTTGCAACCGTAACAATAACATGGGCAATAGCAATTTTCTTTACCGAACCGCTAACTTGATTATTTGTAACAATTTCAGATGAAATAGAATCCCTCGAACCTTGAGTAGCAACCCACGCGGCAAAATTAAATTCCCCAGCAATAGCCTCAAATTTTCGCATAACAGATGCTTCGTCTCTCCATTCATTTCCAGATGATGAATGTGGTAACACACAATCAATATAATCAAGAATAACCAAATCTAACTTAATTCCAGATGCAATAATTTTGGAAATGATATTCCTGATTTGAATGATATTCAAAGTCTCAGATGGCAACTTTTCCAAAAGCAATCTTCCCTTGCTTTTTTCTTGTGCTTCTTTTACCTTTAATTCAACATACTCCTTATTGTCTTTAAATTCGCTTGATGCTATTTTTGACCACAAAGTAAAATGTTTCCTTTGGATTACTTTTATGTTATCCTCAAAGAAAATTTGCAAAACGTTATAACCTCGATTGTACGCATTATTGCCAACCAATGTTGTGAAAGTTGTTTTGCCGATTCCGGGAGGCGCAAATATTAAACCCACTTCACCTTTACCAAGACCGCCACCAAGTTTCTCATCTAACCCATCAATACCAGTAGGAATGGGATGACGAAAATCTTCTTCCAGAACATCAGATACGTTAGATAAAGCATCGACAAAACTATGTGATTGCTGACCAGCTTGCAATGCTTTGCTTACAATTTGTTCAATCCTATCATAAGCAATAAAATCACCCTCATCAATGATTTTTATAACTTCTTCAATTGCTTTTTCAAGTTCCTTTTGCTTGCAAAATTTTAATGAGGAATCCATAACAAAATCCTCATCACTTTCATCAATTTCCCTAATTTTCAATAAGGTATCAACAAAAATCTGTTGGTCAAATTCATTCCTTATCTCAATTTTTGCCAACGCCTCTAAGGTTAAATAATCAGGAGAAACATCATATTTTTTATGATATTCTTTGATTATTCTCGACAATAAATTAAAATACTTGTTATCAAAATAACTATCCTCTAAATGAGGAATAATCGATGATGCAAAGGATTTGTTTGTGATAATTAAATTCAATAGCTTTCTCTGGAAGGGTTCCCCCAAATACCCAAAATTCTTACCGTCAGGCATAACGCTTTATTTTAAATATGGTTAAAAAAATAATTAAATCAAACTATACCCCAAATAATCATACGTCAATTCCCGTTTCTTATTATATGTGAATATATCAATAATATCCTCTTTGACAGACTTCATAAAAGGTCTTACATCCAAATTATACCTCACGACAGCAGGGAAAAGTTTTGCAGAAAATTGCCTATGCGAAACCGTAACTCCGTTCTTTTTAAGATAAATATTGAAATACTCTTCTCCCTCATTGTCGTAATTGTACAAAAACTTATCGCTATTAATTATCTCGTTTCTATACTCAGTCATGTAATCAGATGATTTCCTTGCAAGATGCGTCATAACAAAATCTTTCAAGCTGTCCATAAAATTCAAACACTCAATAGAATTTTTTGCCTTGTTATCAAAATTAAAAATACTCACGTCTCTTTGAATAACAATATTATCATTCAATGCGATAACAAGCTCCATTTTAATTGATTTCTTTTCTTCCATAATTCTTCTCTTTTCTAATTAACTTCATAAAAGGTGTAAAAAAATAAACCCATCCGTCATCTTTTTTGGGTAAAAATTTAAACAAACCATCTTCCATCATCAATTTCATTAAATTTTTATATCCCCTATCTTCAGGATTCATCTTCTCGAAATAAATTTCCTCTACAATAAGTTTTCCTTCTTCATTTATTAGTGGATTTTTTAAATCAATAATTCTTGGCACAATATTATAAAATTCTTCTGATAAAATACCAGATTTATTTTTAGCGTTCAAAATTTTTTTGTTGTTGGTCTCTTTTGCTAAATCAAACAAGTCATCGAAAGAATATACTTTTTTATCCAAATCTGGTATTAACGATTTTAAGGTTTTAACACCTATGCCAGCAATACCGCCGATATTGTCTGATGAATCCCCTACAATGGTCTTGTATAATAATACATTTTTGTGGTGAACTTGAATACCCTTAAAATTAATTGCATCACCATTCTTTACCAAAGTTTTATTGTCTGGCAAATATAAAGAAACTTTTTCGTCAATCAACTGGGCATAATCTCTGTCACCAGAAAATATTGTGATATTATCATTTGTGGCCAATTGACAATAATAAGCAATTAAATCATCAGCCTCATTTTCTTTTGCACTACATTGCCTGACAAATATTTCTTCAAGATATTGCATTACCCTCATACGTTGAAAAGCAAAAGACTCCTCTTGGTAAGGCAATAAAACATTTTTTCTGTTTTCTTTGTACTGTGGGAATAATTCTTTTCTAGCTTTGGTAGAGTCTTCCCCATCCCAAAATACAACTATCCTATCATAGTTGTTCGCCTCCAAAAACAACCTTAGAGTGTTTATGAAATGGAATATTCCACCTACATACCTCTCTTTATGAAAATAACCTTTTGCACCATGAAATCCTATGGTGAAAAGGTTATTTCCGTCAACCAGCAAAACTTTTGCCATCACAAAAAATTACAAGTCAGAATAATCAATAATCTCGTCCGGAATTTCCACTTCATCAAAAGTAATATCCCCACCACCAGTCAGCATCTCTTTCCAATACTCGGAATATTTCTTTTTATACTCTTCAAGAGCTTCCTTAGACTCTAAAATAAAACCATGTGGAGTAGAAATAAGTTTTCCATCTTTGTAACTAATTCCAGTGGTATGGTTTTTTAATTCAGATACTTTTGTCCTTGTTGCATAAGAAACCGTCCTTCCGTTTTTAGTTGCAGTAATTTTGCTAACACCAGCCTTCTTTTCATTACCAAAAAGGAAAACCAAACTACTCGCCAACCAAATCGCCTCGCCACCTTTTGGCATAATCTTGGGCTGCTCATACGGATTATCTGGCATACTCACCCAAGGCTGATTAACTATGATAAGGCTATTATAGTATGGATATTCCTCTTTCTTTGAATCGGAAATTCTGCTGTGAAGACCTTGTCCAATTTTATCGGACAAAACAGAAGCATTGTGCATTTTTCCACCTTTTCCTTCGTAAGTCATCTTACACGGAATGGAACCAATACTATCAATCAGAAACAACAAGCTGTAAGGTATATTTCCTTTTTCTTGTTCATCAAGCAAATCATTAATAAAATCTGTCATTTGCTCAATGTACTTAAAACTATCATTGAATATAAATTCGCCACACCATTCACCATCCACGTCTTGTTCCGCCTGAAGCCCCATATCTACAGCTCTCTTCCAACTCCATTTTTTTTCAGTTATCAAGAATACCGGAAGATGAGATTTTTTTTGTGCATCAATTGCAGATAAAATAAGTGAAGTAGATTTACCAGTATCAGAGTGACCCAACAACATGGTAATTCCACCCATGATAGGCCCCGGAACACCACAAGCATTATAGAAAGCTTCACCACAAGAATAAAATCCTTCTGGCTTATATTTTGTTGTGGAAGAATATTTCTTAGTTATCGATTTTAAATCGAACTTTTTTTTGCTAAGTGCCATTTAAGTTGATGTTTAATAAATAAAAAAAGGAACGCACCGTCACCGATGCGTTCCAATAATAAAACCATATTTAAAACGGTAAATCGTCGTCATCTTCGTCCACCTCTGGAGCTGGGCGAACAGGAGTGTCCACATTATTTTGAACTGTAGCTATTGATGGCTCCACATAAGGGCCTGAACGCGCAACGAGTGATTCAGAAACTTCTTCAGATTCCTCTTCTTTTTTCCCATAATCCGCTCTCGCAGAATCTTGGTCGGAAGGAATGTATTTGTTCAATTCTGAATCCCATCTGGGTGTTTTGCCAGCAGCAAGAATTTCGAGATATTCGATAGGCTTTTGCTTGTAGACATCTCTCCACACTGTGGTATCAGACATCCACTCTTTAACCACTTCTGAATTAGTGTGCAGAGGTGAGATATCTTCTGGCAAAATGGAAATTACTTCGGAATATTCTTTTCCGTTATATTTCTTTAGCGCAATCGTCAAAGTTAAATCCCGACCTTTTTCAATGTCATGGATATCGCCTCTTGAACTTACAATAGCAAGAATTTTGTCGAAAATTCCACTGCCGCGAGAATCGTGCTTGAATCGAAACCATTTCGGCCCATCTTCTTCGCGACCACGCTCAATTACTTTGACCATGTAGTATTTCTTGGGGCGGTAATCCCTCGCCAAGATTTTACTTTCTTCAGTATTCTTTTCCTCCAATTTCTTGGCGACTTCGTTGAGTGGCGAGTGTTTTTTGTCGTTATACCCCGGATCGTAAATTTTGTTTTTCTTTCCCGCAACAAACATTTCGTGGAAATAACCCACATTAAATGGGTTTTCGCAAGGTAAAATCCTAATCTTCTTTTCTACTTGGCTAACGCCACTTGGTAATGCGATTGAGAAATAAGTTTTCTTCATTTCCTCATCGTTCATTGCTTTTCCCTTACCTCTGTTGGCAAGTTTCTCCATCTGTTGTTTAAGTGTCATAATTCTGAATGTTTAAATATGAATAATTAATAATTAGAATGCAAAGATATGAATTAAATATGAATGTTCAAAATTAAAAAAGAAAAAAAATTAAATTTCTATGATTTCTTCTTCCTCATCATCTAAATAATCGTTAAATGTATCTTGAATTTCCCTTGGGTTTATGTCGTTGACTTCATCGCTTGTTAAAACATACTCATTCTTTCCACTTTTCTTCATCTCATCTTGTTTGACATCAAAAAAGTCAGAAAGTTTTTGAGTAAATGGACCAGAATCCAATGAACGCAATTCAAGTTTTTCTTCAGGTGTTTTTTTGCGATATTTTTCCACCTTGGCTTCCAAACTATCTAATTTAGACATAACACGATCCATCTCAGAAAGTTTTTCCTCCATGCGTTTTATTTGTCCAAACAAATTGTTAAAATATTCCTCTTGCTTTTCTTGTATCTTTGTTTGCGCATCAACCAAATCTGTTATATCCAATTCTTCAACATCTGGCGTTTCTTCTTCCATTGAAACACCTTCAGCATCAATTTCCGTAACAGAATCATCTTGCGCAACATCAATTGGTTGTGGCTCCGTAGGTTGTGGTTCGGTGGCAGGTGGTATCGGAGACACCTCAGCCGGAGGTGTTACTGGTTGCGCTGGAGGGGGCGTTTCCGGCAATGGTGGCAAAGCCTCTTGCTCATTAATATAATTTAATATCCTCCTGTATGCAACAATTTCGTCTAACAATTTATTGTCCATAATATTAATCGTTTAAAAGTTGTTTAATTCCTCTTTCAGTTTTAACTTTTATATTGACATTCTTCACTTCAACCCTTTCAATAAGACCATCTTTACTTTTTATTGTCTTATCCTCAATTTCTTCATTGGTGACATCATCATTTTCGATGAATTTGTTCAACTTTTGAGATAAATCGTCCATAAATTTTTATTATAAATATACGCTAAATTGATTATATTCAATATCATTCACAAGAATCAACATCTTTTCTTATTTCGGCTGATTTAATTCCAAGTGTTTGACCCAATTTTATAGCCTCTTTAACCAAAGAGACTATTTGGGGTATTTCGTTTGTTTTTGCGGCATCGTAAAATTTGTCAGTTATTCCTTTGTCAAAAGGAAAATACCTATAATAATACTCGGCTATATTATTTTCTAAATTAATCGTGGATATGCGCCCTAGATTATTTTCTATCCTCGATAAGAGAAAACTAATAAAATCATTTTTATTTCTAAAAGAAGCAAATGGTAGATTTTTATCACCCAAATTCGCGCAATAATATGTTGGAGAGAATAGACTATCAGTCGGAGACATGGCAACCGTTAAATTAATATTTGCAAAGTTATTATTATACGCGAAAAAAGCATTATTTCTATATGAAGAAACATAACAGATTGAAAACATAACAGTTTGCAATAGGGCATCATCCGTTCTGCTAACAATTAAGTCTTTCATTTCTTGTGCCGACATATTTGAATTAATAGCCGATGTGGAAACATATTGAGCATACGCATCGGAAAGCAACGAAACACAAGTATTTTCAGCCTCTTTGTTTATTTTATTGTCTGTTGGCTGGGCATTATATTTATCTTGATTTGTGGGATTCTCTTTTTTGACGACATCTTTTTTCTGGTTCAGTCTGGACTCTATCTTCGTTAACAAATTCTCATTTATACTTTGTAGATAACGGTCAATTGTTGGTAGAGTAAATATTCCTTGTCTAGTACCTTTAAAATTAGTCTGGAAATTACCACTCGATATTGTGTGTGTAACCTCTGTTATAAAATATGGGCCGTTAAATAGTGGTACGTGCTGCAAATTAAAATACATTGTTGGTTGAATCATTGCATTTCCAAGAGAATAAATCTCGCATTGATAGCTTAAATTTTTATATATATTATATAAAGATACATTCTGCGTTGAAACAGCTCGACCAGATGCTTGCATCGCCATTTGATAATTCACCGCCAACGATTCCGTAGTCGCTTTACCATTATCTTGAGATACATTAAAAGAATAAAAAATATTCTGATTTCTTGTGCCAATATCCACAATAAAACCAACACATTTATTCGATAACCCCCAATCATTCTTTCCTTCTTGACTTTCCAAAAAAGGAATATCAGTATCTCTCAACATATTAAATGCGTCATCTCTAAAAAGATAATTCTTGTCATCTATCGTTGAAACATAAGTAGAAGGTTTCTCAACATAAAAACAAACCATTTTCGGCCCAGATTTTCTATAATCTACTTCCAGAAATGTACCCCAAAAATCATTGGCAAAATCTGTTAAACTAGGCAATGAAGGGTTTTCCGTAACATCTTGTACATTGTAAAAGTTAATGTAAGATGGCATTGGCATTACATTAAAGTTATTGTCTATTAATATATTTGTCACCAACAAAAATACAGTGCTATCTAAGTTTATATTTCCCTTTGATAATACTTTTCTCAAAGAAAAAATATCAATTAAATACTTATCACCAATATTTCTGGACCCCCTATCCAAAAATAAAAAATCTTCAAACAGTGTTCTACTCGTATAATCTCCACCAGCTATCCATTTATCGTTAATAGCTTTAAACATGTCATATAACTCTATTTTACTTTGTTTGGAATCAACAGCACTGTTCAATAATGGTACAGATGTAATTTCAATATTATCTAAACTTCCTGATACACCATCTAAAGTTATTCCTAACGCATTTACAAGATTAGCATCCAAAGAAGACAAATAATTTGATAAATCAGTATTGAATAATGTTGAATTATATAATGGATTATCGAGTTTTTTGGTTGCGTATATTTTAACTAATGGAGACAATAACTTTATATTATCTGATGTGAATGCCACGTTATTATCTATAAAAAAATCAGTAATATACGAACCGTTATCACTATAAGCTAAATTAGGTATTGTTGAAAAACCAACATATGTATCTAAATCTATCCACTCGTTAACATTGGCATTTCTTGATAGTTGAAGACTAATCCCCCCGTTTGAACTAGGTAATGTGTTAGACGTGTAAAATGAAAAATCATATGCCCCAGTTAAGTTTCTATTGCCACCAATATGATTAGAAAAAGAATCAAAAATATATCTATCATGGGAATTAGGGTTTCCGTTTTTGAATATTACATCATAATTTATAATATTGGATATCTTATTACCTAAACTATTTATTTGATTTTCAATTGTATAAGAAACAAAACTTCTTTGTTTTTCTATGGTGTTTAATGATTCATTTGGATTTGATGCCGGAACTGAAAGCAAATCCATCATTGTCAATTGAAAATTCCTATATATTGAATTTTTATCGTTAAAATTAATCTCAATAGGTTTAATGTTAACTCTTTCTTCGTTAGTTATTTCATAAATTGAACGAGAATACAATAAAAATTCGTTTTCAAATATGTCCAACATGTCGTTAGAGAAAACAGAGAATATGTCCTCTATGCTTTTGTAGCTTTGAGAAAGATTGAAAGCGTCTTGAGTGTTAAATGAATTTATAAGATATTCATCTGGGTTCGGTTTTCTAATTGTAGCGTCGTTAAAATACCCATAATGCGGCGCACCCCATAATAGTCTTACAGAACCGTTATAAACGTTGCTGTTGTTTATTAAATTCTCAGTAATTTGACCATTGTTAAAACATCTAAAATTAACCTCATTAATTGATGACCCAAAAGAAGGGATTATGTAATAATCACCTTTTATTTCCGTGTTTACTGCACAAGGATTTCCAAAATATAAACTATCATCAATAGCCCTTGGAATTAATACAGACCACGTTTTTAAACTCAAAAATGAATTTACATTAGATGGGTCATATCCAACACCATAACTTATGTTAGAATCTGATAAATTTGATATTATCAGACCTCTATCAACGCTTCTTTGAATATCTTGATTAGTATAACCACTACTATATAAATCATACCCGTTTAAAAAAAAGTTAAAATCATTAATTAACTTTGGGTAGAAACCAGTTTGTATGTTTAATTCTGATAATGTTTCGCTTGTTTGTTCTTTTTGTAAGAAAATTTTGAACTCTTTTGAATCAACAGTAAAAGTATATTCCCTAGATACTGAACCAGCATTTGGATCAAAACCGTTAGCATAATCAAAATTAACCCAAACATCAGAAAGAATGTCAATACCTTCTCTTTTAAATTTCTTGTATCTGTACCAAATAGAACCATATTTTAATATCCAAACGTAAGGTAATTTATGTAAACCGCCAAATTTTTTTAACGTCGCAAATATATAATTATTATCCGCATTATTGTTGTTTTTATATTTTTGACTAATACCCGCTAACGGTAATGAGTTTAAAAACAAATATGCAGCCTCAACATACGGATTTTTATTGCCAAGTCTCCAATTATTAACACCTTTTAAAATGGAATTAACGAAATATGGCGTATTAAACATAGACAAAGCACCTAATGGATATTTTCCTTCTGTTGGTAAAAATGAAGAAGAATCCGTCCTTGTTTGATAAAAAGAAGAAAAAGATGCTTTTGCTGATGGTAATGGATTAATAAAATTCAAATATGAAAATGATGTGACTGGCCTGTTAAAATTTGTGTTGTATAAATTATCAAAATTTGTCACCATATTTTTAGTGGAATCCAAAAATAAACTGAGATTAGTATCGTACTGATTAATTCCTCCTATGTTTAATTGTGACCAAGCGTTATTTGTATATGGATATGTATCTGTAAAGGAAACTGGATTACTTGCCGTTGAAGATAATAGCCTCAAATATCCATTCTTTATATTTTCAGGAATTGGATTTATATAATTTGGAGAAGTAGTATAATCTTCAATGGTTAATATACTATATGGTTTAGATAATAAAGACCCAATATATTTTGTCACAAATATGTCCCTTGAAAATTCTTGAAAAGATTTGCCAAGACCAAAATTTGAAATAACCCTAAGAAAATCTTGGTAGTTTGCTTGATTTAGAGGTACGTAAGCCGTTTCCCCATTAAAGTAACCAACATTTAAATACTCTTTCATCTTGTTGACTAAAAATGGTGATGAATTTTTGAGTATATTTATGATGTTGTTTTTTTCTACTTCACCTACTAAATTTATGAAATCTTGTTGTGTTGATGAATTTGAAAATCTATAAAAACCTGAATAAAAAATACTTAAATAATGTCTTTCCCATATTTCATAGAAAAACTTTATTTCTTCTTTTAACTGAAAAGGTGTGTTTTCAAATGGAAATTCAATCGCATTAAAAAAAAGATTGCTTGTTATTTTATTTTCATTTATAAGTGGGTCTTGACTAAATGGTAATGAAAATCTTTGTGTTAAACCTTTCAAATATTCTTCAACAAATTCAACCTCCGGCCATTTACTAGCTAAAAAAGCCTTAGTTAAATTTATAATCGATGGGTCTCCCGGATATATTAGTTGAAACCTATTCTCTTTATTATCAAATTTTTCAACAAAAACTTGCGGCCAAGGAAAAACCTGCCTAAGATTGTCATCAAATGATGATAACATATCTTTATCATCTGAACTTGGCCCTTTTAAAACAGATGATTTCCTATCATTATCGTACCTTACCGACCAAGCGTTATTATGGACTTCATCCATTAAACGTATAAACGCCTCTGTAGAAGCCATTATAACTGCGATAATATTCCTAATTGTCGGTTTAAAACCTATGCCAAGCTCTTTGTCTTCAATTTTTGAAGATAAATCCAAAGATAAACTGGTTTCAATATTGCTTATTTTTTGATTGTACTCGTTTTCCATATTGTTAATATAATAAGAAAACGAACCAATTATGCTATAATCAAAACCTTTTATCCATACTTCCTTTATAGGCTCTTTGCTTTCGGCATTTACTCTAATTTTTATAAAACTATTTTTATATCGTTCTACTTCTGCCTCTGAAGCCCCTAATATACCTGTTTGAGAGAGATAGCTCAAGCCCCAATCAATGTCTGTTAGGGTGTCAATATTCTTAGTAAAAGTTTCATATGTGATATTGTTTTTTATTTCATATAATCTATTTTCTCCAAAAGATTCATTAGTAATCAACCTGTCATTGAATTTTTTTATAATAGATTGTAATTTTGAAAGTGCAAGACTTTCTTTATCTGGTGAAAGATATTCATCCTTTAATCTATATATTGTTTCGGATTTATCTTTCAGGTAAAATGGCTTTGGATTAACATAAATATTAAACCAAGATGATGCACTGCCTTTAATTTCGTTAAAATAATTATTTAAATTATTCTTAAAATCTCTACCATCAGTTAACGGTGCGACATTTACCTTAGAATACGCATTTAATATATTCTGTTCGAAAAATTCCAATTTATTCATTAATTCCAAAAGTGTAAGTTCTGGAAAATCTTGGTCTATTAATCGTTTTGATTTGTATTCTTTATAAACTTCTATTACTTTTTCATAACCCCTCTCGCTAAAAACTTCATATACGGAATCATCACCATTTGTGGCCTGTTTTATGTTAGTATCAACAGATTTAAAAAAACTTTTTGTTTGATTTTCTGGTGTTAAATTTTTAGTTTTTACCTCGAATCTTTTGGAATACATGTGTGGTGTGGCGAACAAAGAACCTATGCTTATTTCATTTAAAATGTTAAACTTGTATCCATAGAATTCAAGCTGAACCATATAGTTGCCACTTGTAACATTATATCTTGCATTAAATTTTTGTAGAACAAGCTCATATCTAACCGCTTTACCATAATATCCTTTCAAGGTCAAGTAAAACGGCGGATATGGCAAATTATAAAATGCCGCATAAGGAGATTCATTTCCTTGTGCAAACAAAGCCCTACCCTGAACGTCCTCCAACTGAATGGTTACCTTTGGTATAAATGACGTATTAGTTGTTACACTAATTTCTGTTATGCCTAATAAAGCATTATCAACTGTAAACCCATCTTGATTTTTATTAACAGTGTTTTTTATGTAGGCATTGTCTTGAAAAAATATAGTCTCTTCCTTTGGTTGATTTACGCCTTTACCTTGCCTACTATTTAAACCTGTTATTTCATCTACATATCCACTATTTAAAAAATCACCATTTCCGGGTTTTAAAAAGTTTATCCTCGCAATTAAAACGTTTCTCACATTATCAGAGCCGTCACCACCAACAATGAGCTTTGTTCTTGGTACTATCTTGGCTTCAAGATTGGCATACATGACCATATTCTCATGATTTATCAATCTTTCAGCTACGTTTCCATTAGTGTCCTCTATTTTGTTAGGGTCAACTAAAACAATATTTTGATAGTCATAAATGACGTGAACGTTACCTGCCATAATAGTAGAAATAATTATCCAACTGGTTTTTATAATCTAACAAAGAAGATTCTAAAGGAAATGGAACAGTAAGTATTGCGCCATCGGTAATGTTATTTTCTAACCCACCAAATTGAGGGTTAGCTTGCAAAATCAACCACCCAAAATAAGGTGTACTATAAATCTCTTGAGATATTTTATCTAACCTACTTTTACCTATTTTGTAAATATATACTTTGTCCGTGGTTTTAGGCGGTATTTTAACGAAAGGAACAGTTGTCTGAACACCATTTATTAAAAAAGTATTATACCTATTATAATATTTCATCATAGTAATTTAACTTTAGCAATATATGCCCCGGATACATTTTTATTCCAATAATCTTTTGAGTTTTCGGTATTGTTTGAGTCCCCTAAATTAATAACCATTTGCTTAACCAATGGGAGATTGTCATTCTTTGTGTAAGTAAATTCAGTCCGAACATTTTTATTGTATGGTTTATAGTCATAAAAATTGCTCAAATAGGTGTTTTGGAAATTGTCTAAAAATGCCGTAGAATATTCGTTTTCGATTAAAAATGAGGGTTTAACTTTGTTCAACCAATAATTGTCAAAATAAATTTCTATGTTTTCATTATTCTTGCCAAAATCCTCAATATTCTGAATAATATTGCTTATTAACGCATTTTTAAAATCGGCATATAATTTTCCATCTGTTATATATTTAGACAAAATCATATAACACCTCTTGTTAATGTCAGAGTTGAAAAATTCATTTCCACTTATTGAGTTAAATACAACAGATAAATTATCGTAAACAACTTTTAGATTGGCATATGTAACCCCGTTATAATTGAATATTTTATTTTCTATAAAAGAATCATAATATTTATTCAAATCATCTATTACACGATTCCTATTATTAGTCACAACATCTTTTGAAGGTGTACCATTTATAGTTGTAGAAGTCAAATCATAAGTAAAAATATCGCCGCTTTTATCTTTGTAACCATCAGAACCATCTATATTTTCAAAAGAAAGAATATTAAGCCTTGTAAGATTTCTTGTCAACTCTAATTGAAGATTCGTCATTGTTTGCACATAAGACATCAATTCAATGTTGAAATCAGTTTTCAAATTTTTAATAAAAGTAACATAATTCCTTTTTAATACCCTGACTAATTTTCCTGTAAACTTGTTGGTTTCAATCAAGCCTTTTAAAAATTCATCTTCTTCCGATTCAACGCTTTTTATAAAACTATCGAATTCGTCGTTTATGTTATTTATGAAACCATCTGGTTTACCAAATATTTTTGTTTCTGTGTCGGGCGTTATATATCCAAGCTTATATAACCTACTGGAAGTGAATTTCTGCCTCACAACCGGATTATAAGAACTGTTTAT